TATAATAAAATTGTAGAAGCAAAATGCAAAAATGAATTAACAGCAGAAATTAATAAAATATTAATTTTACTTATAGAGGTTCAATCTCAAAATATAAAAAACTGTAGTCCCAAAATGGCCGAAAAATTTGAAACAGATGAAATTATAGTACCCCCCTTAAAATATTCAGTTTTTCTAAATGACGATATTGTTGAAGATTTCAGGTCTCGGCGTAGACCTCATTTAGATGGAGTGCAGGCTAAAACAGAAATTATTGAGGCTATTAATGAATATGCAAAAATATACCCCATATACATTTCTGAGATAGTTCCTTAGAAATTATTTATTTTCAGGAAAACTCCACAGTGTTGGAGTTTTTTTATGGGTGAAATAAATGGACAGTAAAGATTATTTTTGGCTTACAAGAAAAAAAGAGCCAAAAACCAAACCTAAAAGACGACCATTGCCGAAGGCTACACAAAAGTATTTAGAGGCCGAAGAAGACTTTACTCAAGCTTTAGATTTTCTGGAAATTAAATACGAAAAGAAGTTTCAATTTAAATCAACCAAGCACTGGCGATTTGATTTTCATTTAATTGAACATCGTATTTTAGTTGAAATTGCTGGAGGTCCTTGGTCAGGTGGCCGAAAGGGTAGGCTTAAAAATAAAGCTTGGAGTCTTGATCGTTACGACGTAGCTGAGAAGATGGGTTACACAGTAATTCGCATAGAGGCAGCACCAAGATTTAAGATTAATGAATCTGGTCCATTACAGATCCAAGCTCATTTCGCAAGCCAATGGCTTAAAAATTTAAAGAGGCAAATATTTAATGGATCAGATCAGACCATTTCCTCCAACTGATTTTATGGATCAGGCCGAAGAAGAGGAAGCACTCCGTTTAATACCTGCACCTGATTTAAAACTATGGGTAGTTGCTAATTTTCTTACGCTGGGTGGACCTTTACATAATCCAGATCACGACCATATCGCTGAGATGCTTCATGACAATGAGGGTTTCTTGGCTTTTGCATGGGCTTCTTCTGCTTATACCAGAGCTAAGCGTATGGTGCTTGGCCAATGTGAAAAGGTTATGTTTCAACAAGGTGGCTGGAAGAAAGCCCGACAAGAGCAGCAAATGCGCGACTGGTTCGGATTCGTTCCAGTTTACTTAATCACAATCGATGCAAGCTTTTGTGAAAAGGCAAACGATAGCGAGTTCTGTGCTTTGCTTGAACATGAGCTTTATCACATTGGTGTAGAACGAGACTCGGACGGTGAGATTATTTACAGTGATCATACTGGATTACCAAAGCACTATTTAGCTGGTCACGATGTGGAAGAGTTTATCGGTGTTGTTAAACGCTGGGGTGCAAATGAAAACGTTAAGCGATTAATTGAGGTCGCTAAAAATCCGCCGTTTGTTTCTGATTTAGATATTTCGAAATGTTGTGGGAACTGCGTAATTACATGAGCCATAAGGCTCTTTTTTTGGCTATTTAGGTTGACGTAGGTTGACAGGATTGAGGATATGGCGGCTCTAAAAAAAGAGGTAAAACTCTTTATAGTTCGCTCACTTGCCGTATTTAATACACCCACAGAAACTGCTGAGCTCGTCAACCAAGAATACGGGATAAAAGTTACTAAACAGCAGTGTGAGAAATACGATCCGACAAAACGGGCAGGCGAGAACCTGAGTGAAGAATTAAGAAAAGATTTTGAAAAGACTCGCGAAATGTTTTTGGGTAAGCCTGAGGCAATCCCTATTGCAAATTTAGCGGTGCGTTTACAGCGTTACGAAAGCCAATATCAAAAGCACAGTAGAAACCGTGTAGCAGCTCTAAGCATTCTTAAGCAGGCTGCTGAGGACATGGGCGGCAAGTACACGAATAAGACTGAAATTACAGGCGCTGGTGGTGGTCCATTACAAAGCGAAAATATTACCTATGTGACTGCTACCGATGAGCAGGTAAGGCAGGCGATAGATGAACTCGAGAACGAATATTGATCCTGTTAAAGCCAAAGCTAAACGGATTAAATGTGAGAAAGAACATTTATTTTTCACTCGTGCTTTCTTCTTGCCACGTATGGGTTTTAAGTTTTCGGTCAATTGGCATCATGAATATATTGCCGACAAGATTGACGAGGTAATCGCTGGAAAGGTTAAGAACCTAGTTATTAACGTTCCACCCGGAAGCGGTAAAACTGAATTACTCACAAACCTTATTGCCCGTGGTATAGCGCGTAATGCACGTTCGCGGTTTCTGTATTTGTCTTTCTCGCAGTCACTTGTAGAGGATGTATCAGCAACAGCAAGGAATATTGTCAAGTCGGATGACTTTCAGAATTTATGGCCTGTAAAGATCTCTACCAGTACGGACGCTAAGTCTAGTTGGAAAACCACAGTCGATGGATATGACGCAGGTCATGTTTATTCTGCTTCGATGGGTGGGCAGGTCACAGGTCGCCGTGCCGGTACATTAGCCAATGAGGGCTTTACCGGTGCGATTATTCTTGATGACCCATTAAAGCCTGAGGATGCATTTAGCCAGACCGCTAGACGTAAAGCTAATCGTAAAATTCTAAACACGGTCAACTCTCGTAAAGCTAAATCTGATACGCCAATTATTCTGATCATGCAACGTTTGCACGTTGAAGATCCGACTAACTTTGTGTTGACTGGCAATGTACCTGGTGAATGGGAACAAATCAGTATTCCCGCACTTATTGATGATGAGTACATCAGTAAGCTACCAGAGCACATACAGCGCAAAATTCCACGTGATGTTGAACGTGATGAGAAAGGTCGACAAAGCTATTGGCCGTTAAAAGAATCTTTACTTTCTTTGCTTCAGCTGGAGAAAGGTGGGGAAGATAAAGACGGTGCTACAGTGTCACGCTACACCTTTGCAAGCCAATACATGCAAAACCCTAAAAAGCTGGGTGGTGATCTTGTTAAGGCTGAATGGTTTGGCCGTTATGTTGAATTACCTGTTCTTAAATGGCGTGCGATTTGGGCAGATACGGCGCAGAAGACCAAAGAGCATAATGACTTTTCAGTGTTCTTATGTGCTGGTCTTGGCTATGACAATAACCTTTACATCATCGATGTGAAGCGTGGCAAATGGGAAGCACCAGAGCTATTGAAAGAAGCTAAAGCTTTTATCAATAAACACAAGGACAGTAACACAAAGATTGGCAAGCTTCGTTATATGGCCGTAGAGGATAAGGCGAGTGGTACCGGTTTAATACAGTCCATATCTAAGCAGACCACTTTACCAATACGTGCGATTCAGCGAAGTACTGACAAGCTATCAAGGACTATGGACGTCATTCTTTATGTTGAAGAACGCCGTGTCTGGTTACCAGCTAATGCACCGTGGCTATTGAACTACATTGAAGAGATTGAAGGGCTCACTGCTGATTGGTCACATGACCATGACGACCAGTGGGACCCGACCATTGATGCAATTAATGATTCATTAGCCAAAAAGCCAACTGTATTTGATTAGAGGAAATTATGGCTGAAACTAAAAAGCCCGATGCAATTGGCGATGCAGGGGCGTATACAAACTTTGTCTCAAATATTGGTACCGAACGTGACAAAGCTTCACACGGTTCTTTTGTTAAGAAAGTAATTCCTGATGAGCAATTAGAAGCCGTGTATCAACACTGGTTAGCTAAGCGAATCGTCAACCGACCAGCAAGTGACATGCTCCGAGCTGGATGGTTTTTTGAAGGGATTCAAGACAACGATTTATTGAAGCTTAAAGAGGCTTGTAAGGCTTTTAACTTAGATGGGGTGCTCTTATCTAGTTTGGTACTTTCTCGCTTATATGGTGTTTGCTATGTGCTTCTAGGGACTGTAGACGGCGGCAACTTAGATCAACCGTTCGATTTAAACAAGTTAGGCGTTGGTCGTTTAGAGTTTTTCACTGTGCTTAAGAAAAAGTACATTGAAGCTGATACCAGTAAATACTTATCGCCTAAGGAGGCAGGTGGACTTTTAAAGCAGCCTGAATTTTATAAGTTAAAGCTGGACGGGAAATCAACTCAAAGAATCCACCATACCCGCTTATATAAGTTTGGCCATGCCGATGTAGTTAATGAAGAGCCGGTAAGTGTCTTACAGGAAGTTTATGAGGATCTACTTGATCATGCTGCCGTAAAGAAAGCCACTGCTAGTCTGGTCCATGAATCAAAAATTGACGTGATTAGAACACCTAACTTGGTCGATAAGATCAAAGAGGATATGAAATCCGTAGCTGAACGTTTTCTTAGTGTCGGATTGCTTAAGGGCTTGAACGGTATGATCGTTTTGGATAAGGATGAGGAGTACGACTCTAAATCTTATAGCTTTGGTGGTTTGCCTGATCTTATGCGTGAATTCTCAATTCAAGCTGCTGGCGCTGCCGATATGCCATATACAATTTTATTTGGGCAATCACCTGCAGGTATGAACGCGACTGGTGAGCATGACACTCGGAACTATTACGACAGTATTGCTACCAAGCAAATATGGTCCTTAAAGCCTTTCATGATGAAGCTTTTAAGAGTAATTGTTCAAGCCACATTTGGTCACCAAATTCCAAGCTTAGATGTTGTGTTTAACCCATTATGGCAATTAGACGCAAAAGTCCGTTCTGAGGTCGAAAAAGCAAACGCTGAACGGGATTCCAAGTATTTAGAAATGGGCATCATCACAGAGCCACAGATAGCAAAACAGCTTGTTATTGATGGTGTTTATTCAGTGATTGATGAAAAACATATCAAAGAGCTTGAGACAATGGTGAAGCTTAATGACAACGATAATTCAGATCCTGAAACCCCACCTCCAGCAGGCGAAGAAACGTAAGAAAGGTCGTAAAGCTTCCAAGCCTAGAGCCGTACACGTAAATCGCCGTGTTGAGCTTTATTACACTCGGCAATTACTGGCTATTTCAAAATACTGTCAGGAACAAACTAAAGAGTTAGTTATTCCTACAGTCGGCCAGAATATCGGTGATGCTTGGTTCTCAGACATGATGACGGCGTTTAGGGAAAAGCTCACAAAATATGTTGTTGAGATTTCTAGGCCTCTAGCCACAAAGGTCGTGACTGACACCCAAAAGGAAGTGGACAAGCAAATTGCAGAGCACACCAAAACAATTATTGGTGTGGATCTTACGCCGTTCTATCGAGCTGCTGATATTCAGGATGAGGTAGATCTAAACATTACGGCTAATGTCAGTTTGATTAAGTCCATTCCACAGCAATATGCCGATAAGCTTGAAGTATTAATTACTAATGCTTTGCAGACTGGACAAACCAATGAAGAGTTGGCCAAAGCTATTAAGCAATTAGGGTTATCTACTGATTATCGTGCACGTCTTATTGCTAGTGATCAGATGGGCAAGATTAACGGACAAATTAACCAAGCTCGACAGCTTTCGATGGGTGTTGAGACATACACATGGCAAACGGCGAAAGATGAGCGTGTACGCCCAGATCATCAACATAAACAGGGCAAGACATTCAGATGGGATTCACCGCCAGAAGGGGGGCATCCCGGTCAGCCTATCCGATGTCGTTGCACGGCATTGCCTAACTATGAGGATATCTTAATTGACTGATTCTAACGCTAGCGAGAAATGCTGGAAGTGTGGGAAGGACCATGGTCCAAGAAGACCCACTCCGCCGATTGTTTGTACACCCCCATTAGTTAAAGTAGATGGAGTAGAAAGCTCTAAAAAACCTAAGCCTCCACCACCAACTGTTTCTACCCCTCCAATAAAATGGGATGAAGTAAGTAACGTAACCCCTGAGCAAATGAACCAGATCCGAGAACTCACTTTGAAAAAGGTTTTCTTGTCAGTTCTTTTAATTTCAATCCCCATTCTGCTTTGGAAATTAGATTCGATCATTATGGCTTTAAAAGCCTAATACCATTAATAAGTATTTATGGCCATGAAACGCAAAAAGTTTAGTAAAAAACGGTTTTATCGCCGTTTACAAGCACAGAAATTTGCTAAAGGCGGGTTTGTAACTGGTGGCGACTTCACTCCACTGTGGTTAATGTCTTGCTGTGACGGGTTTCCTAACTTGGCTAAGGCGGCGGGTAAGGCTGCTGAAAAGTTTCAAGAGGTGGTGGGAAGTTTAAAAGGATTGCAGCCGCCGAATATCAAACCCATTAAAACTAATATTTTTATTGATGGTGTAGATTTCGGTTCTGCTAAAGACTTTTCTGTTACCTATTCAAGAACGTAATTTTGAAAATTAATAAAGCCACCTTCGGGTGGTTTTTTTATTGAGCGCAATTTATGAAAACCATTTACCAACTCAAAATTGGTGACTTTGCGCCAAGCGAATCGACACGCTCATTTACCCAAGATGGGTATCTGAAATGCGTCAATGTTCGCTTAGCTAAAGCGCCACAAGTACGACAGTACTATGCGTATGAGTTTCCATCTCTGGAAGGTTATACCGCTGATCAAGTCATCAATGTCTACACGCCTGCAGAAGAGCTTTTCAAACCTGAGGCTATTCAAAGCTTCAATGGTGTAGACGCTACTGACTATCACCCGCCTAAAAATGAAATTAACGCATCTAACTGGAAGGATTATCACATTGGCTATTGTGAGAACGTTCGACAGGAAGGCGATTATCTGGTGGGTGATTTGCTCATTAAAGACAAGATCAGTATTGATTTGATCCAAAGCAACGAGCGGATAGAAATGTCGCTTGGCTATGGAGCCTTATTAATCGTTGAGCAGGGTACGGCGCCAGATGGCACGCCGTATCAAGCCAAATTTATCAATTTTATTGGCAATCACGTAGCGCTCGTTAAATATGGCCGTTGTGGTGGTGATTGCCGCATCGGTGACAAACAACAAACTCCACCAAAGGGGAAAACAATGGAAGTAATTGTAAACGGTATCCGCTTTAACATCGGCGACAACACGCCCTTAGCAGATGCATTAAAGCAGCAACAAGAGCAGCTTGAAAACATGAAGGCTGCAAAACTTAAAGTGGGTGATAAGCAATTTTCAATCGGTGATGAACTAGGTGCCATTCAAGCGGTTGTAGATCAGTTACATGCCGAAAAAACAGCTCTGGAGCAAAAAGTAGGTGATCTGGAAAAGAACCAAATGACGCCTGAAAAGCTTGAGCAAGCTGCGGCTGAACGTGCTGCTGTGATTGCGGATGCTAAAGCATTGGTACCAACAGTTAAAACCGAAGGTTGCTCATGTGAGCAAATCAAGCGTGATGTTATTGCTGCAAAAGCTGGTGATGCTTTAGTAACTGCTTTGATGGGTAACGTATCAGTAGGTGATGCAAAGCCTGAGCAGATCGACACAACTTTCCGTGCACTCTGTGCTGTGAAGGGTACTCATCCTTCTAATCCTGTAGGTGATGCTCTTCACCAGCAGCAAAGTGTTAAAGCTGGTGATGGCAACCCAGCAGGCGGTGGGGAAGAAAAGACCTACAGCAAAGAAAACGCATACAAAACAATCTAAGGGGAAGTAAATCATGGTTAAGCAATACGATGCTGTACCCGGTATGAAGTTTCACCTCATCGGACCAGAGGATATTTTATCCCTGCCTGTAGCTGGTACCGGTTTGGTGAACGATGGTGACGTGGTTGTACGAAGTACGGATGGAAAAACAGTTTCAGCGGTAACTGGTGCAACTAATACTAAGTTTGGAATTATCGTACGTCATGGCGTAGGCAAGTCAGGCAAAACGGCAGATGGCAAAGAAGCCTATAAAGCTACTGATGTAGCACCAGTTATGACGATCGGCTCGATTTACGTGAAGGTCACGGCACCAGTCACCGATATCAACGCAAAGGTTTATGTCAAAACAGCTAACGGCACCACAGCAGCGCCGTTAGGTTCTTTATCCCCAACAGCAACAGACGGTACAGAGTTACCGAACGCATCTTGGGAAACAATTTCAAATGAGCAGGGCTTAGCTGCTGTTCGCTTACGTGGGGCATAATAATTATGAGTAAATTGGCAGCAATGAAGCTACGTCTAACACCAGTAGCTCAAATGGTTCAGGCAAATATTGGGGATGCATTTAATATTGATGCATTAGCCCAGTTATTCGTTAAATTGGAAGAATTTAACGAAATGGGTCCTCAGCTTCAGCAAGTGATGGATTACGCTAAATACATTCCTGTTAAACCTGTCAATGCCGTATATGGTGGAGGAGAGATCCTAAGCCGTAAGAAGGGTGTGGGTATGGGTAAAGATCATTCAGGAACTGGTAATGATATTCCCGTGGCTGAAGTTGAATATGATACTGTTCAATTGCCAGTGAAGGTCGGCACGATCAGTTATATGTATTCAGTGTTTGAGTTACAAGCAGCCCAAAAATTAAATTTAGCACTTGAAGCAGATAAAGTAGAGGCCGCTCGTCTAGCTGCAGAAAAACACTTAAGTAACATTGCTTGGTATGGCAATGCTCTTACCGGAGTTAAAGGCTTCTTAAATCAGACGGGTGTAACCATTGTTACAGCCCAACATAACTGGGCTACTGCAACCATTGAAGAAGTACTAAGTGACTTCAATGCAAGCTTGGCAGATGCTGAAGATCTTGTTGATGGGGATGTATCCGTACAGCCAGATACTTATTTGATGGCATCAAATCAGTACTTACATCTTTCTACCCGTGTAGTTGCTGATTCTGGCGGTAAGACATTCTTGAAATTCATTGAAGAAAATAACATCTTCGCATCACAAGGTAAGCCGTTAACCATTCGTGGTTTAGGTCGTTCAAACGGCAAAGGTACGGCAGGTGCTGACCGTTCTATTATTTACCGCCGTGATCCGTCATGCATCCAAATGAAATGTGATGACGTCACTTTCTTGGCAGCTCAACCAGTTGGTGTAGATATTAAAGTGCCTGGTCACTACAAATATCAGGGCGTATGGTTGAAGCGTGTTGATTCTCTCCGTTACTTGGATCACGTGTAAGGATTAAAACAGTATGAAATATTCTTATATCTATAGCGGCTTACAGGCCGCTTTTGTTTTTTCTGGTATTGCTGTTTTACCTACAGGCACACCAACTCTTGTGGATGAAGAAGCGCACAAGAAGCTCAGTAAAAATAAGTTTGCTAAACATCTTATTAATATCGGTGAACTTGAAGTTCAGGAAATTGCGGAAGATGAGCCAAAAACAGCGGGTAAAACTGGTGGTCGTGGCGGTAAAGGCGGCAAGCAAAACGATGCAGCAGGTGAGCAGCAAAAGCCAACTGATGAAGACGCTTTGGCCGCCGTGAAGGCTGAATTAACAGCGCTTGAAGTAACGTTCAGTGATAATGAAACACTTGAGCAGTTACAAGCTAAGTTAGCTCAGGCTAAAGAATAAGGTGAGTCTATGGACGTACAAACGTTTCGTGAAAAGTTCTCGACTGATTCGAGTTTAATGTCTTTGCCAGATGCAAAAATTCAGGATGCATTAGAAGAAGCAGATCTGGTCGTATCTCAAATTGAGTTTGGCGCATTAAAGGAGCGTGCTGTAGGTCTGTATGCAGCCCATATCCTTAAAGTAGGTGCCTCAAGCGGCAATGGTGCTGCTTTTGGTACTGCCTCAAGTATGACAATTGCGGGCCAAAGTGTGAGTTATTCACGATCATCGAAAGAAGCTTTCTATGATCTCAGCATGTATGGCCAGCGTTACCTTGCGTTAAAAAATTCCATTCCAATTGATGATGAAGGCACTAACCCTAACCGTTTGGGTGTTGGTGCTTTTGTTGTATAGGAGAATCATATGCCTTTTAAGTATCAGGCACCAGAAGGTTACAAGCCAACCAAACTCGTTATTGCTGGGCAAAACCTAGATATCAAAAACGGCGTTTTGGAATCGGATAATGACATTATCCATATTTTAAAGCCCTTAGGTTTTGAGCGTTATGTTGAAGTTGTTGAGCCAAAGAAATCGGCAGCATCTGCTAAAGAGTAATTAAGCTATGAGCGATTATCGTGTTGATGCTCAGGTCAATTTTGATGAGATGAATAATCGCGTTAGGTTTGAAATAAGACGCACGGTTAACGCTCTTACTTTGCGCTTACAGCGGATTGTTCAGGAAGACATGTTAAGTGGCCAACGACTTAAAGTTCAGTCAGGCCGCTTGCGTGGATCCGTTTCATCAAAGGTGGATGAGGATAAGGATTCCATTGTGGGAACCGTGGGAGCTGGCGGTGCTTTGGTGCCTTATGCACCTGCACATGAGTTTGGTCTAAATGGTGCTTTGGGTGTTAAAGCACACCTAAGGACAATTAAACAGGCTTTTGGCCGACCTATTTCACCTGTTCAGGTCAATATTAAGGCCCATTCTAGGAATGTTCGGTTTAGAGAATTGCGGTTCATGCGTGATTCACTGGATATCGTGGCCAAGATTGTGCCGAAAAATATTGATGCAGCAATTCAGCGAGGTATAGCAGGTGGATAGTGAAGCAATCTATCAGGCGTTGTTTGAAAGGTTAAGCACAAATGTCGAAGGATTCAAAACAGTAAGTCGCCGTTTACGTCACTTTAACCATGTAACATCAGAACAGCGCCCAGCCATGTTTATTACACAAGGCAATCAGCAAGAAGTCCCGGTACATGGTTTAGATTCAAAAGTTGAACTAGCTGCTGAGGTTTATCTCTATATTCATGAATCGGACACTACAAAGCCCCCATCATCACAGATGAATATTTTCATCGATCGTGTACGTGAAGCTATTAAGCCTGACCATCCAGATTTAAATGAATGTCAAACCTTAGGAGGTTTGGTAGAGCATTGCTGGATCGAAGGCACAATAGAAGTGTATGAAGCAGTAGAAAACATGCTGGGTGATCAGGCGATTGCAATTATCCCTATCCGGATCCTCACAACCAATTAACAAAACCTTCATTTTATGACCGCCTCTATGGCGGTTTTGTCATTTTAGAGAGGTCAAAATAAATGGCTCAATATTTATTTGGTGCCGGCAAGATCTTTGCTACACCGATTCAAGATGTATACGGGCAACCGATTAGTAATCCCACACCAGTTGAAGTGGGGGTGATGCAATCCGTTGGTGTAGATATTAGCTATGACTTAAAAGAGCTTTTCGGTCGTGGTCAATTCGCCGTAGATGCTGCACGCGGTAAAGGTACTATTAAATGTAAAGCTTCTTTCGGACGTATTAACGGTACATTGTTAAATTCAATTTTTTTCGGTGGCGTTGTTGCTGAAGGTGGAATTGAAACAGTTTCCCAAACCATTAATGGTGAAGTGATTCCGGCTGGCGGTACTGTTACTCCGGTTGTTCCTAATAGCGGTACGTTCGTAAAGGATCTAGGCGTAACGGATGCGAAAGCAATTCCCCTTAAACGTGTAGCTTCAGCGCCAACAACAGGGCAATACAGTGTAGATGCGGCAACCGGTACTTATACATTTGCTGCTGCCGATGCAGGTAAAACGGTATTTATTAACTTCCGTTATTCAGCAATGGTAGCGGGTGCTAAGTCAATCACTGTATCAAACCTAGATATGGGTTATACGCCAGAGTTTGCCGTTGACCTGCAACGTGACTACAAAGGCAAGTTCATGCACATGAATTTCTTCCGTTGTACCAGTAACAAACTTGGATTCAGTTCAAAACAGGACGATTACGATATTCCTGAGTTTGAATTCCAGCCTATGGCTGACGATCTTAACCGTGTTTTCAAAATTGATTTATCGGAGTAATGCCAGATGCAATTTAAGCAAGTTGATAACCCGCGTGGCTCAACAATTATTATTGATGGTCAGCCATTTGTATTTGCTCCTTTGTCACTTGGTGCGGTTGAAAAGTTATTGCCAGCTCTTCAAGCATTTAAGCCCGATGATGTGGGTACCGTGATTGATGTTGCGTTTAAGTCGCTTAAGCGAAATTACCCGGATATCACTCGTGATGATGTGGCAGAGATGATTTATATGGATCAACTCACTGAGGTTATGGAAGCTGTAATGTCTGTGTCTGGTCTTAAAGGGAATGATGACAGCGCAGCAGGTGGCTCGGGGGAATAAACTGGGAGGAGCTCTACACGCATTTAGTGCTAACGATGGGTAAAGATTACGACTATGTGCGTAATGAAATGGATTTGCCTAGATTAAGAGCATTAAGTGCGTATCAGCAAAGTAACCCTCCCGCGCATATTGGGATACAACGGCTTTGCCGTATTTTGGAAGCATTTATGGGAATTGATGAAACTCCGCAAGCTATCACCGTTTCAGATGATGACGAGGACGATATGCTGGAAGTTTTGTCGAATTTTCCACAGGGTGGTTGAGGCTGCCCTGTTTGCATTATTTGTAAGCGTTGGTTAAAGTTTGTTGATTAAACTTTATAAGGATAAATCAATGGCTTTAACAAATTGTAAAGAGTGTGGGGCACAAGTTAGTACTCAAGCTAAAAATTGTCCAAGTTGTGGAGCAAAAGTTAAAAAACGCTCCTTATTAAAATGGATCTTTCTAGGATTTGTTATTCTATTTATTATTGGCATTATTGCTGGTGGTGGAGAGGGATCTTCTTCATCAAGTAGCACTAGAGAATTGTCACCTAAAGAAGATGCATTAAAAAATACTGTACTTGATTATGATTGGTCAAAAGGTGGTTTTGATAGTGTCATGTTGGTTGATTTTAAAATCAAAAATAATAGTAAATATGACATTAAAGATATCACTGTAGAGTGTGAGCACTATTCTAATAGTAAAACAAAGATCGACAGCAATAGCCGAGTAATTTATGAGATTGTTAAAGCTGGTGAAACTAAAACAGTCAAACAATTTAATATGGGATTTATACATTCTCAAGCTGCATCGTCAGGTTGTGGAATAACTGACTTAGTTGTAATTCAATAAATATTCTTTAGAAAATAACCCCGTTCACACGGGGTTTTTTATTTTTCAAATTTACCTTGCATCGGCAAGGTTTTTTTATGCCTATGAGGTGTGTATGGCAAATAATAACCGTGTCGAAGTGCATGTTGGTGCTAAAACTTCCGAGTTAAAGGAAGGTATGCAAGATGCAGAAAAAATAGTTTCAGATTCCGCCAAGAAGATTGAAAGTACTGGGCATAACATTGATTTTAAACTTGATCTTTCTAATCTACGGTCAGAGCTAAATGGCTTTGCCTCAAACCTTTCTGATAAGTTTAAGACAGTAGGCAATGATATTAAGAGCTCGCTGACTAATGGCCTATCTTTAGTCAGAGGCGGTTTTTTTCTTGGTATTGGCCAAGAGATTGCTAGAAGTGCAGCGGAAGCGGTTGCAGCAATTCCTGATCTTGTATCTGCAGTGGGTAAGGCTTCAAAAGAGTTAGAGATTCAAGCCCGATTAGCAAACTCGAATACTTTAGAATTTCAAGAATGGGCATTTGCTGCCAAAAAAGTAAACGTGGAGCAGGACAAGCTATCGGACATCATGAAAGATGTAAACGATAAGTTTGGTGACTTCATGCAAACTGGTGGTGGTGAGATGGCCGATTTCTTTGAGAAGATCGCGCCAAAAGTCGGTGTCACTGCCCAACAATTTAAAGGCTTATCTGGTCCGCAAATCCTAGAAAAGTACTACCAGACTTTGCAAAAAGCCAATGTTTCACAGGCTGAAATGACTTTCTATATGGAAGCCATTGCGAACGATGCAACATTATTAGCTCCATTATTGGATAACAACGGTCAAAAATTAAAAGAGTATGCTAAACAGGCTCATGATCTAGGCGTAATCATGAGTGATGATGCCATAGCTGCTACCAAAGAATTTAATACGTCCCTTGAGACTGTCCAAACAACACTTCAAGGAGTATTAACCCGAATTGCAGCACAAGCAGCTCCATCCCTGACTGAATTAGCCAATCAATTTTTAACTTTTGCGGTTGATTCTAAGGATGCCATTGATGATTCAATTAAATCGATTATTGGTATTTTTGAAAGCCTATTTAGCATTCTGAGTGAGCAGTTCACAACGATCGGGGCAATCTGGAGTGACTTGACTGGAAGCATTGGAGACGATGCGAATAAACAGATAGGCTTTATGGATGCTATATCTGTAGTACTACGAGCATTAGGTGTAGTAGTTACGGGCTTTCAGGTAGGCGTGCAATCTGCTTTTGCAATCATTCGTGCCGTTGTTGTTACGGTCTGCCAAGCATTAATTATTGCATTTAATGGCCTTATGGCTGGCTTTGATATGGTTCGTAGCACTATCCAGTACGGCTTGGATGTTCTACAAGTTAAGTTTCAAACATTTGGTAGCGTTGTAAATAATATCCTCCATTTTAACTTCTCAGGTGCAAAAGCTGCATGGGAGGGTGGTTTATCTCAGCTTGGTAGTATTACTGATCGATACACTAATCAAATGAAGGGCCGCATGGCAGACCTGAAAAACTCTTGGAATGCGGGAGCCACTACAGCAGCTAATTCACTTGTCACAGCAGGAAAGCGAATTCTTGAGGTTACTACAGCGGGTAATCAGAAGATTACCAACTATGTGTTTAAGGATCCGACCAAACCAGTCGAGCCGCCAAAACCACCTAAGCTTGGCTTAGGAACTGCACCACCTAATACAAAATTAGGTATAGGTACTGGTGAAAAAGACGAGAAAGGCGGTTCTAAATCATCAGCTAAATCTAAGGCTGAGCAGGAAGCTAAAGAGCGTCAGCGCCAAGCTGAACAAGCAGCTAAAGCACTTGCCGATATTCGGTATAAATATGCATCCGAAGAAAAGAAAGTCGCTTTAGATCTGCAAAAGGCATTAGATGAGATTGAAAAATCCAAGATGACTGCCGATGAAAAAGCAGCTGCAAAAGTCAAAGCCGAAAAGGATGCTTCAGACAAGATCATTGCTATTCGTTTAAAAGAGTTTGAGGAATACAAAAAAGCTCGTGAAGAACAAATAGACAATTATCAACAGCAAGCACAACGACTTTATGAAATCGAAGCTGCACGGATCCAAGCTGAATATGATGCCAAGAAAATTTCAAATGTCCGTAAAGTTCAGTTGGAAAAACAGCTAGAAGATCAGTTACGCGAAATTAAGCGGCAAGGTCTTTTAGAGCGTTTAGCACTTGAGAATGAGCAAACCGGTATTACTGGCAAACAGGGCAATCAAAACCAAATCACAAACAACATTTCTGATTTAGAGACAGACCAGAAAGTTGCTGACACTAAGTCTATGGGCTTAATCAGTGATGCGGAAATGAAAGACTTTGAGGCTAAGTTCGGTGGGTTTACTTCTCGTCTTTCTAACCTTTGGGATCAGGGCATTCAGTCTCTTATGAATGGTACCCTCACTTGGAGTAACGCAACTAAAGCAGTTCTTGCTGATATGGGGGCATTTGCCTTGCAAACAGCTACTAAAGAGTTGCAAGACTGGTTAAAAATCCAAGCTATTAAATTGGCGCGTAAACTTGGCTTTGTTGGTGCTGAAACAGCAGCAGAAGCTTCTGGCCAAGCTGCTCAAACAGGGGCAACCATTGCAGGTGAAGCAACACGTACCAGCGTTACAGCAGCAGGTGGTCTAGCACGTTTAGGCTTAAAAGCAGCTGAAGCTATCAAAGGCATCATGATGTCTGCATGGGAAGCAATGGCCGGAGCTTTTAAAGCCATGGTTGCAATTCCGTATGTCGGTCCAATTTTAGCCGTTGGTGCTGGTGCGGCTGCTTTTGGTTTGGTTGCTGGTCTTGCGGGCAAGATTAAATCTGCTCGAGGCGGTTACGACATTCCATCCGGTGTGAATCCAGTTACCCAGCTTCATGAAGATGAAATGGTTCTACCTTCACAACACGCGAATACAATCCGTGAAATGGGTAAAGCCTTGCGTAATGGGGCAAGTTTTGGAGCAGCTGCTGCCGCTGAAGGTGGAGGTGCAGGAGCAACCATTAATATTAGTGCAATTGATGCCAAGAGTATTCAGCGTCTCTTGAAGAGCAATGGCCGTGCAGTTGCTAGTGGTTTGCAAAGTTATGCCCGTGGATTCGGTAAAAACGGTAAATAAGGAGGATTCATGTCAGACGTATTGTTTCCTGAACTGCCGGGTTTAGAGTGGGATCTCACCAAAACCCCGATGTTCAATACCAAGATCATGCAGTCCGTAAACGGCCGCGAGCTACGGGCCAGTTATCAGGCGGTACCCAAGTATCAAATCAGCATGTCCTTTGCCTTTCTTCGTGAAAGCAAAGGACGCAAGGAATTACAGCAGCTTGAGGGGTTTTTTCTTGAACGCCGTGGCTCATTTGATTCATTTCTTTTCAAGATGCCTGAAGACTGTGAGTTTAAGTGCACTTTTACTGGTGATGGTGAAACTACAAATTTTCAGCTACATAAGCAGATGTATACATCACAAATACCGTTAGCACATACACAAGAATTTGAATCAGAAGATCCACTGATGTGGGCAGATGATTTAGATCAACCGATGTGGACTGATTTGGATGAGCGAATGTGGGAAACTCAATACAGCATCAGTAAAAATGGATTTATAACCTTGCCAGTGCCACTGGCAGAAGGCGATACGCTGACGGTATCAGGCACATATTACTATCGTTGTCGATTTGCTGACGATGAACAGCAATACACCAACTTTATGAGCAAGTTATGGAAAGCCAATAAGGTTGAGCTGATCGGATCTTTGGGAAATAAAGTATGAGAGCAGCTTCTGCAAAACTAATTGCGTTACTTGATGCTGATCAGTTTGTGATGGCCGATCTATATACGATCACTACCGTTCAAAACGACGTATATCGATACACCAATTATGATTTTGATCTCATTGTTGGGGGTGAACTTTATCGCTCAGATGGCCCTATCATTAGCCGGGATGGCATCACATTATCGTTGGGTGTAGAAGTGGATAACTTATCTATAACAATTGATGTTACGGATGAAGAAACTTTTGAAAGTTTGCGTATTGTTCAGGCTTTTCATAATGGACAAATGGATGGTGCACGTTTCAAGCTTGAACGTATTTTTATGGATGCATCCACACCAACGGATACCAGTGCGGGAACAATCAAGTTGTTTGAAGGCCGAATTATTGAACCTGAGTTTGATCGCAATACGATACAGGCCAGTGTTGCATCAGATTTGGATGAATTGAACGTGCAGATGCCGCGTAATCTATACCAGCCGAGCTGCAGTAATACACTGTTTGATCACGCGTGTGGTTTGAATCGTGAAAATTATGCGCTTGAAACTACGATTGCTGCTGGCAGTACTGCATCGCGGATCCTGTGTGATATCAACCAGCCGCAGGGGTGGTTTACCCAAGGCGTGATCGAGTTTTTAGAAGGCGGTAACAAGGGCCTTAAGCGAACCATCCGTTTGCATGAGCTTGATGTCCTGCTGCTGACTTTGCCACTACTTGAATATCCTGAGGTGGGGCAGAGAATCAAGGTTTATCCGGGTTGCGACAAGCGTCTGGAAACTTGCCAGAACCGCTTCAATAACTTTGCTCGGTTCCGTGGTGCGCCGTTTATTCCGATTCCAGAAACATCCGTTTAACTAGATTTTAAATTTAATCCGCCCACTCATATCGAGTGGGTTTTTTTATGGGGTAAGAAAATGCCTTTACCAAATATTTTAGAGTTTATCGGTAACAGCGTGACTCAGGCAGGTTTTAAAACTGCGCTAGAAAAATTATTAATCTACTTAAATGTTGAAGGTGCGACCAAAGCTGAATTGAATGCAGCAGTAACGCCAAAAGCTGATAAAACGTATGTTGATAATGCGTTGAGTGAATTCCAAGTAGGGGCAACTAAATTTTATGCAACACTTGCGGAAGCAAATGCAGACATTGCGAATATTATGCCCAAACTTACAACTGATACTGTTAAAGACTTGGTTAATATTGGTGAAGTTGCTAATGGTGGGACTTGGTATAAAGCCAGTAGTTCTGCAACAAGCTTAACGAAAAGTCCTTATGATTCATTAAAGCAATCAAAAGACTATACAGATCAGTTATTTAAAAAATACTTTAATGTCGTTACGAATGATCCTGAGTTTTTATTAGTGATTACTGATAATGCTGGCAATCGATTACTTGCGATTGATCGCTCGGGCTATACGCATTTAAATTTAACACAAGAATATACTGATACTGTTAAACCATCCGATACGACTTATCAGAGTTTAGTTTCTCTCTTGAGCTTGCTGGGTAACGTTACTACAGATCCTGAAAATTTGTTTGTCGTATCCGATGCTTCTAAAAATACGCTACTTAAAATCGGCCGTGATGGCATGATCAGTGGTAATTTTAATATCGGCTATAGTGACTTATTAAATACACCGCAAGCACCTTTACAGCTCGGCTTAGAAGATTCGAGCGGCGTTTCAAACCCGTACCTGTTTAAAATATCTGATTATTCAGGGAATATTTTATTTGCGATTTTTAAAGATGGCACTGTTGATATCCCGTATCTATCAAGCTCAAATCTTCAAGTAGACACTATCAATTCAGTGTTAAGTATTTTAGAACAAAATACTACAGCTAAATTGACAACAAAGACTAAAGTAAATGTCACGCATCAAGGATATATGCGCCTCAAAGTCGAAGCTTTGAATTTTCCAACAGATACTACAGGGCAAGTAGGCACTAAAGGAACCGTATTATTTTGCAACCCCACTGAGACTGAGCAATATCTCAAATGTAACGTAGAAATGTTCGTGCAAGGTGCAAACTCTGCAAATGACTTCAAAAAGGGTTATACGTTCGATTTATATAATTCAAATGGCGAGGAATTAGGTGTCAAATTTGGTGACATGATTTCTTCAAGTAGTTTTCATTTGAAAGCGTTTTATCGAGATCCAACACATACACGGGACCAAGCGGGATACCGCCTCTGGAAAAGCTTAGTTGAGACGCTGGATTACCCATACTGCAAAATAAACAATTCTATTTATGCGCAATCAACAACTCGTAGCGATAAAGCAGAATTTACTTTTGATGCGAAATACTATCCCCATGGTTTTCCCGTTGAAATTTATTTGAATGATACTTTTCACGGTCTATATACACTTCGTTTGAAAAAAACGCGTGAAAACTATGCATTAAATAATGCTGATTTAAATCACATCTTTTTAGACAACGCTGAATATAGAGCCAGATTAAATGCTTCATTTAATTATACGCAGTGGGAAATCAAATCTCCGAAGATGAAAGGTTATAGTAGCCAAGGCCCTATTCCAGCGACATTTCCTACAGTTCAAGCAGCGATTGATAATCTTTTCAACTTTACTAAAGGATTGTCTGTAAATTACGCCAATCACGCGACTGTTTTAAATCTACCCCATTGGTTACTTTTCTATATTCTAGCGGAGCTAACAGGCCATTGGGACATTGATGGTAATAACTACAATCTCTTTACTTGGGATGGGGTGCATTGGTCAATCTTACCGTATGACATGGATCTGACACTGAACTGGTATAGGAATTCTGGCGCCACGCAAAATGGGTTTCTGATTAATGTAGATATTTGGCAGACGTTTAGAACAGTTTACTCGAATGAAATCAAAGCGATGTGGACCAAATTCAGAAACGAGAAAAGTTTAACGATAGAAAAAGCGGTTAATACCTACAGAACTGTTGCAAAAGATATTCCACGAGAGGTCTATGTCGCTGATAAAGCGAAATGGGGCCTAGCTACAGATTTCACTGGGAATGATTACCCGAACATCGAGCAGATTTATCGTTACATCGCTGCACGTATAGCTTATTTAGATTCACAATGGTTAGTATAGGAGCAACTTAAATGGGTCAAACATTCAATATAACGACGCCCGACAGTGTCGACACAACCAAACGAGTATTTCCGCAAACTGGTGTCTCTAACTTGAAAGTCATCAAAAACGGTGAATATAAAAAAGTAGGGCTTTGGATTAACGGAACTACAGTCATCGCCAGCCGTCCGCTTAAAATTGTAGGTGGTAAGTTTACAGGACTTTTAAGTACTGGTGTGGTTCAGAATGTCGTACCTACTGTGGTCCCAGTTATCGATTCAACAACCGTGACGTTACCCAATTCGACATGGAATTATCTCGAAGTCACAATTGATGATAATAAACCATTCGCATTTATAACGATGGACTATTTCGTTGGGGATATTTGTGTTGCAGGCGGTACGGAGGATACCGAAGCGTTAATCGATTATTCAAGTCGTCCTTATTTCGTAGGCAGTCTAAACGGAATGTTCTCAAATAATCGTAAAATCAGATACGATTTGACAAAATGGAACGTCAGCCCAGTTACAAATATGCAATCCACGTTCTTTAATAATATGAAGTTTAATCAAAAAATCGGCAATTGGGACGTGTCAAATGTGAATGTGTTCAGACAATGTTTTTCAGGCGCGACTTCTTTTAATCAGCCGATTAACTGGGATATGTCAAAAGCAGTAAATATAGCTTTGATGTTTGCAAATGCAACAGCGTTTAATCAACCCGTGAATCATTTAAATGTTAGTAACGTGACCGATTTTTATGGCGCATTTAACAACGCCACTTCTTTTAATCAACCTATTTCAAATTGGGATATGGCAAAAGCCACAACAATAGCAAATATCTTCAATGGCGCTGTTGCATTTAATCAAGAAGTTAATACATTGAATGTTAGTAATGTGAATGATTTCACATCCGCGTTCAAATATGCTAAATCGTTTAATAAACCCGTTTCAAACTGGAATATGTCTAAAGCAACATCCATCAACGGAATATTCTACGGTGCATTTCCGTTTGATCAAGATGTGAATAATTGGAATCTGTCAAGTTGTACATCGTTCGGCTCTGTGTTCAGAGAGACTTCATTCAATAGACCATTGTCTAATTGGGATGTCTCGAAAGGAACAGAATTCGGTGGAATGTTCTGGTTGAACTCTAAGTTTAATCAACCACTGTCACTGTGGAATGTATCATCTGCTACTAATATGCCTTACATGTTTCAGCAGGCGACAGCGTTCAATCAGGATATTAGCAACTGGAACATATCTAAAGTCACGGATATGAGCAATATGTTCAATGGTGCGACTTCATATAATCAAGACTTATCTGCGTGGTGTGCGAAGTTCAATATCAACGTAAATTTAACATCGTTTTTAGATAACAGCGGGATGTCAGCAGCGAACTACAGTGCATTTTTGAACGCATTATGGGCTGATATCGGTACAACCCGCCAAGGCGCATGGATTGCTCGTACAACTGCAAAAATATTGGGTGCGGCAAATTTAAAATACAATTCAACAGCAGCGGCAGCTCGTGCTAGCCTGATTGCAAACGGTTGGACAATTACGGATGGAGGGCAAGCGGCATGAGCGATTACACAATAGAAAACGGTCAATATTTTAAAGTTACTGACAAAGACACTGATGATTTAATCGGTATTTTTGAAGTGTTAGACAGTAATGTACTATCGACAATTCATACTGTTGAAGCTGTGAGTGAAGAAGAATATTTAATCTATGTTGCTTCAAAAGAAGCTGAGCTTGATCAAATCGAGTAGATAGAAATTTGTTTTAATCATAAGCCCCGGTCGGGGCTTTTTTATTGCAAAAATTTAGGTGAGTCTATGCAGAAAAATGATCTTGCCGTTGCTGAAGCCCTGACTTGGCTCGGTACCCCATATCACCACCAGGGCCGTGTAAAAGGCGTGGGTGTGGATTGCGGTACGCTGATCTGTGAAGTCTACGAAAAAGTTGGACTCATGGACCATTTAGATCCGCGCCCGTATCCACCAGATTGGCACATGCATCAGATGGGTGAGCGATATCTTGAGCATATCCGGAGTGTCTGCTTTGAAGTGGACGGGCCACCAGAGCCAGGAGATATTGTGCTTTATAAAATTGGCAAATGCGTCAGCCATGGTGCAATTGTCGTTGAATGGCCAACGATCATTCATTCATATATCCATCTGGGAGTCATTCTTCAAGATGGTACCAAAGGAAGTTTAGCCCGGCGAATCGCCGGGTTTTTTCGTATGAAGAGGCTGAAAAAATAATGGGTGGTATCTTTGGCAGTACAACAATCAGTACATCAGACAACCGCATCAACTCTATGCGTGTTCAGCAATCTGCATATGGACTATGCCAGCCACTGGTCTATGGCAAAAACCGGTTGGCTGCGAATATGTTCTGGTATGGCGATTTCTCATCGACTGCGCATACCACAACAACCAAGTCGGGAGGTAAGGGCGGTAAAACGAAAACAAGTAATACAACGTATACATACAGTGCATCGTTAATGCTGGGGTTATGCGAAACCAAAATACGTGACATTGGCAATATCTGGCGAGATAAGGAGCAGATTGTTCCAAAAACTGAAGGCGGTGTGCAGCTCAAGCCAATTGACCAGCTCGGATTTGAACTCTTTGACGGTGACCAGAATCAGGTCTGGGGTTATCTGGCATCCATGCACCCTGATCAGGCAGTACATTACCCATTTTTGGGCTATATCGCCTGCGCTAATTATGATTTGGGTGGCAGCGCATCATTATCAAATCATAATTTTGAAGTGATTAGCGACATTACGTTCTCAGATACGATTCATGATGCAAATCCGGCCGACGTTGTTGAAGATCTAATTAGTCATCCACGCTACGGTGCTGCACCTAACTTAAACATGGCAGATCTGTCAGAGTTTCGACGTTACTGTACAGCAACCGGCTTATTTATCAGCCCTGCACTGACAGAACAACGTGCCGCTCATGAAATCATTAATGAAATTGTTGAGGCGGTAAATTGTGCAATCGTACCCAGCCCGGATGGTTTAAAAATTCGCTCATATGGTGACACTGCGGTATCTGGAAATGGAGTCACGTTTACACCGGATCTGACACCAGCCTATCATTTAACAGATGATGACTTCATTGGTGATGATCAGCCCGTTCGCGTGAAGCGTAGCCGTGATACAGATGCGTTTAATCATTGTCAGATTGAGTACGTGAATCGCTTCAATCAGTACAACACTGAAACCGTTGAGGCCAAGGATCAGGCCAATATTGAAATGTTTGGACTACGTACCCAAGATCCAGTGAAGTACGACTTTTTCTGTGAGCCGAAGATTGCCCGACATGCTGTGCAATTATTGCTGCAGCGCAAACTTTACGTGCGCAATGAGTATGAGTTTGATCTTGGCTGGAAGTACTGCCGACTCGAGCCGATGGATATCGTGACGCTGACAGATGAGTCTTTGGGTTTAGATCGCTTTCCCGTGCGTATCACGCGTATCGAGGAGGATCAGGACGGATTACTCACAGTGACTGCAGAAGAACTGGCCTTAGGTTCACGCTCAGCCGTTGAATACGACTTACAGGCATCAAACGGATATCAGGGGGGTAACGAGGAACCAGGTAATGTTAATGCGCCGGTAATCTTTGAACCGCCGCTCGATCTGACGGATGGTAAAAATCAGGTATGGGTAGCAGCATCAGGCGGAAGTAACTGGGGCGGCTGTAATGTCTGGGCGAGTCTAGACAATACAACGTATGAAATGATTGGAACAATTTACGGATCTGCGCGCTATGGCCAGTTGGTTACTGCAATTAATGCCAGCACCTCATCTATGCAAGTGCAGCTAAATACATCAAGTCAGATTTTTAGTGGGACGTCTGAAGATGCTCAGGTGAATACAACGCTCTGTAGAGTCGGTGATGAATATGTCAGCTATGTCGAAGCAACCTTAAACGGATCTGGCTTGTATACGCTTGGTGGTGTGTTACGTGGACGGTTTGATGATGCTTTAGCGCATAATGCCGGTGAATCCTTTGTTCGAATAGATAAAGCGATCTTTCAGCATGAATTCAATTCGAATCTGATTGATAAAACCATCTATCTCAAATTCACCAGCTTCAATGGTCTGCAGCAGAAAGAACAAACTTTAGATGAAGTCACAGCTTATAGCCATACTTTAAATGGTGGGCGTCCATCTGGTGTGAAGGGTTTATCACTGCAGTCGCCATTTGTTGGAATGTCATTTAAAGTGCAGTGGCAACCTGCATATGGTGCGGAAAGTTATGTGGTGCAAATCTTATCTGGTAGTCAATTACTCAGAACTGTTGAAACAACCAGTACTGATTATAGTTATTCCATGGACGAGGCTAAGGTAGATGGAATACAGAGAAACTATACCGTTCGTGTTGCCAGTAAAACAGCCAACAGTACAAGTACTTTTACAGATCTGAATATCAGCAACCCAGTGCCACCGATCTTGACTAACGTCTATACATCAACTACATCCAACTCAATCACGGTGACATGGATACCAAGTGAAGTACCAGACTTGAAAGATTACCAAGTGTGGATCAGTAAAAATGCCAGCTTTGATCCGGAAACGCTGGCAGCGAGTTGGAGCGGTACCGAGAATGCCTGCACAATTGGAAATCTGGATTCGACCACAACCTATTACATTCGGGTTGCGGCGCGTGATGTCTGGAAACCTACATCATGGAACTACTCGGCGAGAGTGACACAGGCGACTTTAGAAGTTTGATTTTAACTAAAACACGGCACCCAAATGGGTGCTTTTTTATTGCCTAATTCTGGAGTAAAAGGCATGGAACCAGTTTCTACAAGCGGTTTTACAGCACTATTAAAATTTTATGGGGTTGCAATTGTGGTGGCTTTAGCGGTCGGCTTGGTTGCAGCAGTTGTATTAATGACACGTATGCCACGTTCACCACAAGAGTGGGCTGTAGGTTTGATCTGTACGGTTGTATCAAGCCTTGCTGGCGGTTCATTCATTATCGTGAAGTGGGGGCTTCATGAATGGGTTACTGATATATGGGGGATGATTGCACTTGGTGGATTCTTCTTTGTTTGTGGTTTACCCGGTTGGGCTTTAGTCCGCTGGATCTTTAACTTCATTAACAAACAGGAAGGTAAGACCATTATTGAGGTACTTAAAGAAGTTAAGAAAGCCAAAAACGATATTTCAAACAGTTAATGCCGCCTTCGGGCGGTTTTTTATTACCTAAGGAAAAGTTAAATGAACATTGAACAATATCTTGACGAACTCATTAAGCGTGAAGGCGGGTATGTAAATAATCCCGCAGATCGGGGTGGTGCAACCAAATACGGTATTACTCAATCTGTAGCTCGTGAAAACGGCTATAGAGGCAATATGAAAGATTTACCTCTTGATGTGGCCAAAGTAATTTATCGGAAACAGTACTGGATAGAACCACGTTTTGATCAGGTGAATACTCTTAGCTCTGCTGTAGCTGAAGAACTTTTAGATACTGGTGTGAACTGTGGTATCAACTTTGCAAAACCACTTTTACAGCGTGCTTTGAACTTGCTTAACAACCAAGGTAAAGCTGGGTACGCCGATTTGAAGGTTGATGGTGTTTATGGTTCTAACACTTTAGGAGCTTTAAAAACCTATCTAGCCAAACGTGGGAAAGAAGGTGAGAAGGTTCTATTGCGAGTGCTCAACATTATGCAAGGCCAGCGTTACATTGAAATCTGTGAGCGTAATAAAAGCCAAGAGCAGTTTTTCTATGGCTGGATCGCCAACCGAGTTGTTGTATGAAAGTCTTTCATTGCAGACGTTCAAATATTGCTTTCACAATTACATTGCTGTGCATTCTATTTTCAGGATGCTCAGCTCATACGATCAATAACAATGTCAGTGTAGGAATTTGCGTAAAAGCCCTCTAAAGAGGGCTTTACCTTGTTTCATCTTTGAGTTCAGCCAATATTTGAATCAAAAACTGTTCAGTATAAAATTTTTGGCAATTTTCTAACGAATTTATTAGTCTGAGATACTGCTGCATATATATGGAGTTTATACAATTATCATCTTTTTCTTTAATCTCTAAAGGTAAAATTTTCTTCATCTCTAGAAAGAATGAATCTAATATTTCATTCATTTGCTTGAGAGGAATGGCTCTATTAC